TCCCAGAATATGTGGCATGATTCGCCTTGACAAGATTGCCGCCCGAAATTGACACCTTGTCATTCACATCAGTCTTTACCAACGTCCCAGGCCCAGGCTCGCACGTTCTTGGCGATGTGATCGGGGCGGAGTCCGGGGTTGTAAACAAATCTCTGAGGATGTACAGCGTCCCCACGAAGTCGGAGTCGACGTCGGCCCCTGAGAGAGCCTCAACGCTCGAGGTTGGGTAGAACCCGTGCGCGACCTTCGTTGGAGTGACGGTGTAGCTACCGTCTGACAACCCGATGAACTCGTAGTTCCCACTCCCGTCCGTGGTGGTCGAGTCCGAGGCGTCCCCGGTGAGGGTCACGGTCACGCTCGCGATGGGGCTGGCTCCGTCCAGGATCGTCCCTGCGATCACCCACACCGAGGCCATGGTGGTTGCCACCTGATCTGTGTTGACGATGGTCACAGCGGCGCTGGTGGGATCAAACGTGTATCCGCCCTTGGTTGGCGTCACGGTGTACGAGCCGGGATTCAGGTTCGTAAACTCGTAGAGCCCGCCCGCTGCGGTAGTCGTCACGGCCGAGTCGTCTCCAGTCAGGGTGACTGTGACGCCATCGAGGCCGGCGCCGGCAGAGTCATTGATCGTGCCGGTGATGGCGAAGGTCAGCGCGCCATCCTCGCCCCATCTTCCCCAGCGGCCCCACCTATCCCATCGGTCCCACCCGGGCATTACTGCACCCCATTGGAGCACAATGCGAGGACGCAGTCCGTGATCTGAGATGCCACCGTGAACTTGAGCCGCCACGACTTGAACGGGCGATCGAACGGTGTTGGGGTTGCTGGACTGAAGAACCCTTGAGCACCGTTGGTCCCGCTCGCGAGAGCCGTGATCGAGTGATAGGCGTCTCCTGGGGCGACGAGATCGTAATCAGTGCCGCGGGCGTCGGCGGGGCTGAGTTCGATGACAACGGTGGTGTTGACTGCCCCTGTGTACTTCAAGAAGAGCTGGCCGGCGTTGAGGATCTCTGCGTTGCGCCAGGGGGTCGTTAGCACAGGAGCCCCGGCTGCGACCGTCTCCTTGGTGTAGAGCCATAGTGTGACGTTCTGAATCAGACTCATATCGTCTCCTCAAAAAAAGCGGGGTGGGGCCGGAGGGAAGGAGTAAAGCTCCGACCCCACCACCGAGATGGTCAGCTTCCGGGCCGACCGACGAAATCGTCGTGATCGACGACGCCATACATGAGACGCATGTGGTTGAAGTTGCTCCGGGTGCGGTTCCTACGACCGTGCTCCCAATGCGACTCCAGGTTTTTCCGCATACGGAACTTGAAGTTCCTCTTCGCCCGCCTTCCGAACATGAAGCTCGCTGCGGTGTCTGCCAACTCGATGTTGTAGACGACCTGCAAGTTCTTATTCTTCAGGTTGTTGACGTTTTTCGAGGACACGAACTCGGTCCCGGTGGCTGTTCCCCCGGTATCGATCATGCCGTCGAACTCGTAGGGCTGCGTGAGGATGCGATCCACGTTCCTGCGGTTGGTGTCGTGGGTCATGAAGCAGACGCCGGCAGAGGGCTTGCGAAGGCCCTCGTGGGTGTACTGCGACAGGCGATGCCAGTCGAGCATGTCCCAGATCAACGAGAACGTGGGGCTGCCGGCCGAGAGCTTGTTGTCGATGGTGGTTGGGCTCTCGCTTCTGTAGAGCGGGTGATCGTCGGCACAGAGTGCCTTGCCGTCGTACATCTCCTGGCCCGACCCTGTGGTGAACGCGCGGTTGAAGGGCGCGGCGGCGTAGATGCACTTGGCTTGCATCATGGAGTAGCCGATGCCCTCGCCGGCTCTGTTGAGGAACTCCTTCTCCTGGATATGACGCATGTCTTCCAGGAGTCGGTCGTCGACCTCGAAGCCGAGAGCGCACTCGACGTCGGTGAGGCTCCACTCACCGATTTCTTCCATCTGCTCGGTGGGGATGTCCTCACCGTACTCGCGCTCATACGGGAACCCGAAGGCGCCCCAGATGTAGCCCTTGATCTCTTGATCTCCGGGCCCGTTCTTCTTCTTGTCGCCGTACACCTTGGGATACTCCCAGGTGCGTTCGGCGGCTTTTTCGAATTTGACCTCCTCATACTCGGTGAGGGCGGTCGTTCTTTCCCACTGACCGGGTGTCATAGGCATGACAGACCTCCCTTACTGGCCGACGTGCTGCAAGAGCACGGATTCAAGGACTCGGAACTGCGCTCGGTAGCGCGTGTCTCCGGCGAGTTTGGCGCGCAGCGAGCCCGCGACGATTCCCTCACAGATGAGGCAGGAGAGGCCCGCGGCGTACACGGGGCTGTACTCGGCATACCACCGAGCGCTGACCTTCGTGAGCTCATAGAGCTTGCCGGGGATGAACGCCGAGGCGTCCTTATCTGCCGCTGCCTGAGAATCGTAGGTGTCGAGCAGGAGGATGTCATTGGGCCAGATCTGCGACACGGGAGCATCGGTGCTGGTGACGGTACTTGCGTCCGCTTGGGCCAGCCCCAGAATCTTCGTGTCGCTGTTCCACGTGAAAACCCGGGTTTCCCCGGTTGTCGCGTCGAGGGTGAGGAAGTCACCTTCGATCCAGCTCTGACCGGCATCCTCGAGCCCGTGATAGGTCGTGCGCCTTGGGTTCGACGCCAACACGGGGATAGGCATTGAAGTCTCCTATTCAGTGTTCATTGTGCCACTTTCATTGGATGTACCGCCCTGCGTCTTGACCGGAATAACCGGCAACCTCGTGGTCTTTTCCGTGACCTTCATGCGGCTCGTCGTTTTCCCGTCCGCAGTTACATCTAACTGCGTGAGCATCTGCTTTGAGGATTCCTCGTGTGCGAGTAGTTGCCGCTCTTGAAGTTGCTTGGTTTTCACACATATGATGTGTCTTTCGAACGTCCCCCTACCATTCCAACATAGCGCCCCATTGTAAATTGTCAAACCCAGCTCGCGTGTGAGCTGTTCCGACCAGTCCTTTCCGACCATGTTCGTCGTGAGCGCCTGATAACCGCTTTCGCCGTTGGCTCGAGCGTCAGTTTCGAGGAAGAAACCTGTTACCCACTTGTATTTTCCACCTCTCGAGTAGTGCTTGTCGAGGTGCTCGAGGATGATCTTTGAGATCCGCTGAGTCTCGGTCAATGCGGGTCTGTGCTCGACCTCAAATTTATCGAACTCCCTCGGGTCGAGAACGCCCTTGGTTGGCGAGGCCGATGATCCGTGGTCGATTCTGTCCTCTTTGAGGGCTTGTGGGACCGAGTCGAGCTTACGGTCTCTCATGTCCTGGACGGCGTCCTGCTGCGTTCCTGAGAGGGCGGCGGGTTGGCGGGTCTTCTTCGCCACTGCCGCTGCTGGCTTCCTGGTAATTTTCTTGATTTTTGGCATGTCACCCTCCTACCACACGTTTTCCTTCATCACCTTACGAACTCGAACGATGTCCTTCGCCGTCACCTGGCGCCCATCGGCTCGTGCCGCCTTGAGATCTTTCTTCTCTTCGGCGGTGAGCTGCGGGGAACCCGGCGTCGACGGCGGTTGGGGGCCCACGGGTGATGCAGTCGGTCGAATGGAAGCGTCTGGGATCGACGTGGAGTCGGCTTTCGCGAGCGCGAGAACACGGTGAGCGAACTTTTCCTTGTCCGCGATGTTGTCCAGCATCCGAGTGTCACCGCTCTCGTCGGCGATGCGTACGGCTCGGGCGACGCACTCGTTTACGACATTTTCGACCGATGTTTGGAGCTCCGGGTTATTTCGGAACTCTTTATCGGCATTGAAGACCCCTCGGGGATCGTACATCGCGTCAACTGCCCCTCTCGTCGTCCGTATGGCCCCCTGTACCTGTTTGGCGGTCTCCTCCCATGTCCGGCCCTGCATCCCCCTTAGGTCGCCCCTGAGTGCGTTTATCGTGTCGTGGAGGGGTGCGAGGCCGCTTCGAGGCTACTTGGGGCCGCTATCGGCTCGGGTTCTGGGGTTGGAGGAGCCGGTGCCGGGTCGGACGGCTCGGGCTCCGCTGAGGGCATGGGATCTGGGTCGTCTGACGGTTCGGCCGCGGGCTCCGGTGCCGGTTCTGCGGGTGGATCCGCTGCCGGCTCGGGCGGTGGCTCGGGATCTGGCCCGCCGCCACCGGACGGCTCACCATCGTACTGGTACGCTCTGTCTTGCCACTTGAACATTTTCAAATCTCCTCGTCCTTCGGTTTCTCAAGGGCCTTGGTGAGATACATCTCGGCCATTTCTGCTTTCGCGGCCATGCGGTCACGCTCCGCTGATGTCACGTCACCGAGCATCATATCCTGGAGCTGGTATTTGTCGGCTGCAAACATGTTGATGATCGACTCCCATTCGGGTTGACGTTTCAGGTGGTCAAGCTGGTCCTGGTCCGCCTCCGGCAACGGTTGGCTCGGCGATCTCGCCTCCACGATCCACGACCTCTGCCTCAAGGTCGATGATTTTCTGTTCTTGCTCTTCGATGATTCCTTGGAGCTGTTGCCACGCTTGGGCAATAGACTCTCCAGCCATCTTCGCACCCTGGATATTAAGCGCATCTCGGACCTCCGGGAGCCCAAATTCTGTAAGCCACACCTGTATGACAAGATCCACAACGTCGAGCATGTTGCCGGCGGCCGGGGAAATGGGCCCTCCGCTCGTCGCGGCCTCTCCGAGACTCAGGACGGTATCGGCAATCTGCGGGATCTTGTCCACCAGCGCGAGGGACTCCTGCATTTTGACTGATTTGGACATGGTTTGAGAGTTGACTTTTGGCTCGAGGATGACCTGATCGCGCCAGTATCCGGATGGGAACTCGACGAGCATCGCGTCCATCATGGAGGATTCTTGAGGGGGTTGGGCGTCGATGAAGATCCGAAGCGATTCCGGGTTGAACTGCCGGTACTGCGAATACTGGATCTCGATAATCCTGGTTAGGGTCTTGCGGAATCTGGTCATGAGCTCGTAGAGCGGCTGCATGGCCTTTTCCATGATCGACGTGGTCCCGGTGGCGGTCGGGCGCTGTGCAAGCTCCTCGCCGTGGAATGCTGGTGGGATCGATCCTGCGTTCCGCATGTGGCGTTCGATGCGCTCCAGCATTTCCAGGAGGAACGCGACCTGGCCGGTGGTGAGCGTGATTTGGTGGATTCCGTTAGCCAGTTTGTCGATGACGAGCTTCTCGACCTCGATCAGCCCTGGACCAAGTTGCCCGTTCTGAAGCATTTGAGACAGTTTGAGACCCTTGAGGGCGATGACGAGCGGCTCGATGGCGCGGACCCCGGCGTCGAGGAGGATGTTCATGATCGCGACGTAGGCGCGGTGGAGCTGGTCGAGGACGCCGCAGAGGCTCTTTCCGTCGATCGACCCAGCAACGCTGTGCCATGAGAAGTCCGCGTAGCACCGAGGGAACTCCTGGTAGAACGGGGAGTGGGCGGCGAGCCACGTTCTCTGCTTGATGTCGAGGATGATCACGCACTCGTTGCCCTCGTAGCTGGTGTAGCACTCCATGAGCTTGCGCTTCGAATAGTCGCTTGCGCTTTTGTCGCCGGCTTTGAGCGCGTTGGCGATGAAGAGTTCTTCATCTTCAATTTCCTTGGATGGGTCAATTTCTTGATCGCCGGCTGTGTAGGAGTTGAGGTCGGAGCGATAGTAGCCATCTGCTTTTTTCTTTTTGATCTCGGCTGGCCGCGTCGTGAACTCCTCACAGAACCACGGGGCCTCGTCGATGTTCGCGCAGGGGATGGGGTGGTAGATCCTCCGCGGATCGACGATGTACGGGAAGCTGCCCTCCTGAACGACCTCTTCGCGTTCTGATTCGTAGGGCTCGCCGTTTTCGTCGGTCTCCCAGAACTTGATTTTGCGGGTTTTGACGATCCACGGGCTCTTGATGATGCCTTTGGTGTAGATCTCGGCGTGGCGGATGAGGTCGTTGACGTAGGTTTCCGGGTCGGATCTGTCGGTTATCCAGTCGAGGAGGGTGTCGTGCGTGGCTGCGATCATGGGAAAGCCGGGGCGGGCTTTCGCGGTGAACACCTGATCTTGAGAGAAGACGGGGTTGGAGATGTTGGCCGAGGCGGCTTTGCAGATCTCGAAGGTGATGGTGAAGTCGAGCATCGACTCCCTCGAACCGTGCCACTCGCGGGACTCGTTGGCCCAATAGTTGAGCTCGCAGTCCTTCCAGACTGGTTCGAGTGTTTCCTCTCGCACGTCCATCGTCTCTTTGATTTCATCGCAGAGCTTGCCAACGAACTCGTCGAAGTCTGGATTTTCTCCGAGGGCATTGGCGATGTGAACGAGGGGATAATATTTGGGGGCGCCTTCTTCTTTCATCTGAAAGCCCTCAGATTCTTTGATGGGCACAGTCCGTATCGCGGAGGTGTGGGCCGCAAGTTGACAACGCTCTGGGCCTCGTCCTCATCCCAGACTCTATCGCGATCGAGGGTCCGGTCTTCGTCGGCGGCGTACCACATTCCGACGTGCATGGGGAAGGTGTCGGCCAGTGCGGGTGAGTCGCCGAGCACGGTGCCGTCCGGGGTGATGTTGAGCTCGACGAGGTGTTGGACGACTGACTCATGCTCTGGATATAGTACATGAAATTGACGACTGCTGACAAATGGGTGGAAGGCATCGAGGATCCGCTTGCCCTTTCTGGCGCCCACCGGGTTGAAGGGTTCGACGCGAAACCACTGGTTTCTGCGTTGCATTTCCTGTTTGAGCCATGCGCCGACCCAGACCTGCATCGAGCCGGCCTCTGGGATGAGGAAATCCGCGTCCCACTTGATGCCCATTTTGAGGAATTGGTCGATTTGCTCCTTCGGATCCGGGCCCTGGACGTGGTAGTAGTCGAGAAGGCAGGCCATTTTCATCGGCGGGAGCCACCAACAGGCGGTGATGCCGCACCAGTCGGAGTCTTTGTTGACGCCTCCGGTGGGGTCCATGGCGACGGTGACGATGCCTCGAGACCATGGATAGGCGACCGAATCGATGT